CAACAGGTGTCTCTTCGACAACTGTTTCTTGTACTGGAGTTGCTTCTTTTGTGTTAAGCTTTTCCACTTCATTACCTCCTTCTGCGTTTGCCTGTTTTGCTATTTGTGTATCAGGCAACGGTAATCTTGAATGCTTGAATGATTCAAGAATTTTATCTATTTCTTTTGTCTTATTGCTATCATTTTTTTCTACCCAACCAATTAAGGTTGCTGGCTTACCAGTTAATGGAGACGTGTATGTTTCATCTTTTGACATGAATACTGCATCAGAATCTTCACAATAAAAAATATTTTCTGTTTCTGTTTCTGCTGCAATTCCTTTAAAGATCATTTGTCCATTTGATTTTGAAATTGAAAGGACATTACATAATTCATTTGCTGGAGAATCTACTAAAGACAACTCCATCAAAGCATACTTCTTAATAAATCTTACTGATTGACCAGTTGACTTATTAACTTCATTATCTGCCTCTATAATTTTACCGCCGATAGAAAAACCTGAAAGAGTCCCATCTAGAACTTTCTCCCAGGTATCTTGTGCACCTTTTGAAACGTATACGTCTACGTAAACTCCACTATTGATTTCTTGTGTGGATGGATTATAAAATGTTTCTGGTCTAAATGACAACATCTTGCCGACAGCATTAGAACCATGCATCTCACGAATGTTTCCACGAAACTTTTCGAATGCGTCTAAGCTAGCTTCAGCTGTTACCATATCGCCAGTTTGATCTACATTGTCTAGGGTAGCAAATCCCGAAACAATTCGCTTTTCACGATTAACCTTAGTAAAAGGGACGGATAAGCTAATGGCGTCGCCATTAGATGACCAGTATGACTTTTCAATGTTCATATGCTTAATTTTAAAGCTTTATATATCAAAAGGCAAATAGTAGTCGAGTAAGACTAATTGACTTGTCTACCGTCGCCCTTTGCATTTCTGCCTTCCCCAGATTTATCTGGAGAATTTGCGGACCTATTTTGATCACGGGTTCTACTTTGTAGAGCTTGGGCTTTTACTTCAGCGGCTTGAGCCTGTAAATCCACTGGTTCATCCCCGCCATCTCTTGGAACTAGACCCATTCTTAATCTAATTTCATTAGGTGTCAATACCTGGAATCTTAAATATCTTTCATCAATTTTTGACTGAGTATCCTCGTCTGTAAGGGTTAATTCATTAAATTTAATTTTAAGTGCGTCAGTCATTTCTTCAATTACTTTATTTAATTTCTTCTCTAAATTTTCTTGTGCTGGTCTACAGACTTGCTCTTTAAATGTCTTATCGGCATCGCGGGCTGCAGCTAAATTAATTCCAGCTGGGGTGCCAATTTTATTAATTGGGGTTCTGTGAGCCATTAGAATTTCGTCTCTATTTGATGTTCTATATATATTAAATGAAGACTCTTGGGAGCCAGCTTCAACTGGTTCCATTTTAAATTCTGTTTTTGAATCTGGAGAATCTGGTGGTAGAGGTATATACAAAGACCTGTGGTTTTTGCCTCTTAGCCCAACCTGGAAAAACTCTAAAAGTTTGCGCTCCGATTCTGTTGAAAGTTTTGCACCCTTAACAGTAATAATATATCTAGGGACTGCCTTATTTTCAAAGTAGTCCAAGTTATACTTGCCAGCTAACTCATTTCCAGTCATAGCATTTTGAGCAGCAATAATATCTGGGATTCCGTAATAATTATTTTTTGGAGTATACTTCTTTAAATGAATAATTTCATTTGGCCTGTCAAGTCCGCCTGCGATTGGATTAGGAGTTTCCTGATCTCCAAAATTTCTAAAATATACTGCTTTGCCATACAGCAATTGAATGAACCCGTCACGTAGTCTACGTACACGCATTGTCTTTGATGGGATGTGTCCGATATATCCGATCTTACCAGAAGAAGTTCTTCCTATTTCTAAATATCCGTTTCCTGTTGCTTCGACATCAGTATAAAATTTGGTTAATGTTTCTTTGAAAGTTTCTTCATCATTACAATCTTCTAACCAATCATGTAAATCTTGTCTAATTCTGCTTAGCTTTCTGCGGGCTCTTTCTAATTGCTTATCATCTGTAATCTCATCAAGTGCGTCGTTAGTTTTTCTTGTTTCAATAAAATCAAAACCGAGACCAACAATGTTTGCAACTTTAGCATTGATTGCTGCGTAGTTGTATGGAGATATTTCATAAATAGTAGAAAGATACTCTAGGTTGTATGGTGGCTCAACTAGGTCGAACATTGCATAACCAGTAACTGCAGCCTGTAGTAAATTCTGCTGAGTTCCAGTGCCGTCTACTCCAGTAAATCTTTTTTGTATATCTCTATTCATCCTTCTTCTAAAAGTTGGAGATAAGCCAGACACCTTAGTGAGGTCTTCTCCTTCAATTTTAAAAGGGTCGTTTGATTTTAAATCCATTGGAGTATTAAATTTTACCCAATCATTTAAATTAGATATTTCAATGTTATCAGATGCTTCGTCTTCTACAAATTCTGTCATCGCATTCCACCTTGTTTTAGCTTTTTCATTTCATCCTTATAGTTTCCTATATCTAAAGGATCTGGGGTAAGGCCCCACTTTAATCTTTGTTGCTGATACTCAAATTCTTCATCATCAATCTTACGTCTTCCAGACAAGAACTTTGGTTTTCCATCGTAAATTCCATATTGACGAACGGCATTTGCTAGGAGATCCATTCTTTCTTTATTCCCCTCTTTTGAGGTTATTGATAAAAAGTTTCCATCATCATCGCCAATCCATCGTCCGTCTGGCATTTCCCAAACATATATACCAAGTATAGACTCGTGGTCATTTACTTTAAATCCAGTTCTTTTCATTGTCATAGGTATTCATTTTAGCATTATATTATTAACAAGTCCAGCTTTTGTCAGCCAAATGTCTTGATTATATCGTCTGCTGCACGATCCAGTCATTATTATAGTAGTTTATAGAGCTTTCTGTCATTCCTATAGTAGACCCAGAAGAAATTGTTGATGGGTTATCAATATATAGGTTATAGTGCTCAAGGGCCGTGTCCTGACCAATCTGGTCTGGATAAATTGTAAAATTATTATAAAGAGCCTCATTTGTCCCAGAATTGATATTTATGTCACCAGTTAATGGTGTTGATAGGACTATTACAACGTGGTGGAGGTCCCCAATATTAAATAAATCAGAAACGTTTGAGGCAGTTGTTTTATCAGACCCATTTATATAAATAAAATCAATGTCTGTTTTAGTTAATGATCCTGAGGCGTCCCACGATAAATTTGGTATGATTGAGCTAGCATTTAGCTCTTCTGGAGTATAAAATGTCTCTATTGAGTATATATCTTTATCTGTAGATACTTTAAATCCATCTACAGTTCTTAGACCATTACGATAATCCCTAGTTAATACTGGATAATTTTTCATTGAAATGCCTAATTGAAGTGCGCCGTCGACTGGAGAGATGACATCTGGTCCATTTGATGAGTATATTTGCGGATTGTCATAAAATGACACTCGCAGGCTATATAGTTTTGGTATAAATCTTGACGAATCTGATGAGTCAAAAGACACCTTTAAATATAATATCCCATTATCTGGATCATCAAGTGGGATGGGCATGTTATTAGTGCATGTATTGTATGTTAGTTCATCTTGAGAAACTTGTACTGTTATTCCGTTGTCACCGTCCCATTCTATTAATGAGTATGGTAGGTCTGATATATTTGGTACCGAAATAACGTCTGTAAGGCTCGTAGAGACGCTTTCAGTTCCAGTTGTAATACCTATATAGCCATTTGCATTATCGTGTCTTAAAACGTCATTTGTAAATTCTGACCATGGCTTTTCTTCTGGGTACCCATATGTAAATCTACGATTTACCGCACCTTTATTAAATTGAAAAATAAATCCATTGTCTGGATATGCAACCTGTATAGATGGGATATTAAATATTTCTGTATAGTGATCAAATATCTTGCTTGCGTCTAAGGCATATCTATATACCGCCACCCCGTCTATAATAAAAGAATCGGATGCCCCCACTACTGGGCCGCATGTGAATGTTGCATCTTCTGCTGTAAATTTAAAATCCGTTAAAGATTTAGATGCACATAGTTTACCGTCTATAAAAATTGATATCTGATTAAATGAATATATCGCAACTACATGGACTGACTTATTTAAATTGCTTAGCGTATACTCTACGGACTCTCCCTCCGCCATAAAAATAATATTTCCATTTTCATAAAAAATACCAGTATTTGAGGATACGTCCGCAAAAATCGGTGTCTGCTCTGATGATATAATTTTTGGGTAAAGCCATAACTCTATAGAAAAATTATCAGTTGGGTTATACTTTGTTGCAAAACTTGGTGTGGCTAAATCTGTATAATAATTCCTATCTATTTGAAATGAAAGATATGAATTGTTGCTAATTTTAGTTCCGCTTACTCCGCCAGGAATTAGTGGAATGGTATTTGTAAAAATATAATTATTATATGTTCCATGATTATTGCAGCCAGAATAATCCAAAATTTCTGTACCCGACATTTCGTCTAGTTTCCAGAATCCTATCGGATTATCCCTTGCTATTTTTAAATCATAGGACATTACTTATTTACCAACCAATGAGACGTGTACATATACTTTGTGCCAGATTTTAATGGTTTAGATTCATGATAATATGGTTCCGTTGATGGGAAGAGAACAAGGCTGCCAGCCTTAGGCTTTATGGTAATATCTTGTTCTTTAAAATATAGCTCGCCGCCCTCATAGTCATCATTTAAATAGGTTACTAGTGAATATTTAAGGTTTGTGCCAGTGCCGTTTGGATCTGCGGCATCGCAATGTGGGCCCATGCCCATTCCGTTTTCGTATTTACTTAATGAGATGTGAGTCAGATCTAAGTTAATATCGTCTGGATTAAGTTTAAGCATTTTAGAAAAATTTATAGCACACATTTCTGGAGCCATCATTAAACTATTAACAATATATAAACACTTTTTATTTATTGCATCATCACTAGAATCATTCTTTCGGTCTTTTGTTATGATATGCTTTCTTTTTCCATATACAGTTTGCATATCCGTGCTAGCATACCAAGGCTCCCACTTTGCAACTAAATTATGAGATCTTTCATCTAGATCCATTTCTTCAATAAAGTTTACAAGTATTTCAGGATAACTAATGACATTTTCCCAATAAAAAATATTTTTGTCGCAAAGCTTTAAATCAAACATTACATACATGGCCATAGGCTCTATTTTGTTATCCATTGAACTCGCCCTTTTCTGCTAATTCGGCATCATAAACTTTGCCGTCTGGAGTTATTCTTAATCCATCTTCACGTATTTTTGACCAATCTTCTTTTTGGACAGCCTGCTTTTCTCTTGTTTCTACCATCTCTGCCGCCCATCTATCTTTAGTTTCTTGTGAATACGCATCCTCTGGCCTATCGTCCCAAAATGATCCGACTGTGAATCTATTATTTTTTTGTACTATTTTAACCTCATGCATGTTGTCGTGCCCACCGTCAAATATAGCATACATTCCTTGTTTAGGTTTTATTGATATCGGATAATTTTTAAAACTAAGTTCCCCGCCTTCAAAGTCGTCATTTAAATATAAAAATCCAGCATATCTACTTCTTTCAAATGCACTTGGTTTTCCATCATAACTATTGTCAGAATGCATAGCTCCGAAAGCTCCTGGAATCCATTTTTGTGAATGAAAACTAATTTTATATGCTGGTCCGCCAATCAATTCTTCAGCACATTGTTTAAATTTAGCCTCTAAGTCATCAAAGAATCCGTGGGGCAGGCCAGCTTCGTCGTACCATTGATTTAATTTATTAATATCATCGGTAAGCTGATTAGGCATGTTGTAAGCATATGATTCATAAAAAGAAATTGGGCTCCACTCAAAATCACCGCTGGCCTCTAAGTTATTAAACATTCTAATAACGCCTTCGCATTCTTCTTTTGTAATCAAATCCTCGTATGCCCAAATGTTATCTTTAAATTTAACAAGCTTCACATTCTACCTCCGAAATCTGTGCTACCTGATGTTAGTTCATCATAAGTCATTCTTTTGCCGTCGGACAAATAGATCATATTTCGTGGATCATCATAAGCAATTCTATCAATTTCCATTTTTGACCATTTATATGCGCCATATCGTTTTTGATTTGCAAGCCATTCTTCTGACCCATCGTAATCAAACATGACAAAGTTTCTGACAAAGAATTTGTTGCCATTTTTAATAGTTTTTACTCCGTGGTAATATGGTTCTATAGAAGGGAATATAACAATATCTCCAGCTTGAGGCTTATGGTTAGCCAACTCACCATCGACATAAAACTCTATATCTCCACCATCATAATTATCGTTAATGTACATTGTGCATGTAATAAAGAACTTTTCTCCAGGCATATCTTTTTGAGATGTAATAAAATCTGTATGATATTGCATTGTCATATTATTATTAAACTGATCTATTTGATCAAAATACTTTGAATACGAGCAGCCACTATATCTTGCACTTTCAGGCAAATTCACATTATATTTATTTACATAATGAGATATAGCTTTATCATATGCCTCATTAACACATTCAGATAAATATTTTTCATCCTCAAACTGTTGTCCAGATTCTGCTGTTTCTAATTCTGGACCATATTTAATCTGAGTATAGGTTCCAAAGTGTGACCATGGATCCCAAGTTTTCAAAAAGTATTTACCCTCTGAAGACTCCTCGGATTTTTTCATAATCTCATATAGTCTTTGTGGGTCCTTTAAAACATTTCTGTAAACAATTACTTCTGGCAATAGTTCTATATGCTCTAAATTTTCAACTTCTACTAAATTTAATTTACTCATTGTTATCTCCAAAGTGCTTTTTGTAAGCTGGAGAAATGAAACCGTTTCTATAATCAGCTGGTGGCTGTTTTTCTCCAGTATGTTCTAATATTGTCCAAAAGAATGGTGATGTGAATCTATTTCCAGACTTTACTGGACGAACTCCGTGTGCATAATACTTATCTCCTGGGAAAAAATATGCCGCTCCAGCTTTTGGCTTGAACTCAATACCTTGTCTTGGAAAATACAGTTCTCCGCCTTCGTAA